CAATAATCTCTGGAGCCTTCGACCAGACCAGCGCAGCGGCGCCCAAACTTTCCCCAGCCTTGGGATAGGTCTGGCTCCGGATCGAGTTCGCGAGGCGCCGACCAAGCCCCGCTTGGGTGATCTGCCCGCGCCAGGCGGATTTCAGGTCCGTGCCGGCCTCCCGCATCGCGGCGCTGACAGCCTTTTCGCCTGCTTTGATCTCGGCCGCCATCACAGCGACCAGGTCGGGGGTGATATCAATGCCCAGTTTCATGCGGGGGTCAGCTCAATGGTCCAGATGAGCCGCTCACGATCACGCCGCGGCTCGCCCTGGATGAGGAAGGTTTCATCCCCGATTAGGATCTGCTCCTGCGGCCGGGGATCTGGAATATCCGCCACCCGGACATCAATCCGGGTGGTGTCTGACATAAGCCTCGCCGATCCGAACTCGGTGATCTCGTCCGGGCGGCGAAGGATGCCCCGAGCCCGGGTGAACTGCCCTTCGCTGTCTCGATGCCAAATCTCGACCGAGAGGTTGGCGTCAAAAAACAAGACCTCGAGGGCCTCAGCAAAAGCGCTCATCAGGTCCGCTTGGCTGTGCGGAGCACCTGTGGGCGCGTACAAATCGGTAGCGGATTGCTTTCGATCTCAAGGCGCACCCATTCATCGCGCTCGCGATCTGGGATCATTCGCGCATAAAGCGGCAAACCTAACGTATTGACTGTTTCAAACGTGTCTGCCGGGGCGAAGTAGATCTCAAACAGCCCCTCAATACCTTGCGGGTAAAAGAAGGCCTTGTCGGTTGGAACCCCGATATTGGAATTACCCCCATAACGGCGGAAGGTGATCCCACCAAAGTTCACCTCATCCACCACCCTGCCCCGCAACTCACTGGCTGCAGCGGTATTGAGATAGGTTTCACGGATCTCTTTATGCGCCACCAAATCCGCGAAGAAGGCAGAGCCACATTCTGCGCGCAGATTAACTGGCCCCATCACAAGGCCGCCCAGGCTCTCCTCAACGCTTTCAATCAGCGCCTGGCATTTCTTGCGCAAAACACCCGATCCTGGCGATGCGTTATCCAGGTCAAAATCCACCTCTGCCGCCGGCGTGATACCAAACTCATTGGCAAAGTTGATGACAACGCCACCATCACGCGGGTCTTTCACCACGCCTTGGATGGCATTGAGCAGGTGATATTCGAACGTTGCCTCAGCATCAGCCCTTAGCCGCCGCATCCGCCGTGCGACCTCTACCTGCGCCTGCTGCGTCACGCTTTCTGAACCAAACTCGCGGATGCCTTGGATCTCTGAGGCCCAAAGCACATCCTGTTTTTTAAACTGCCGACACACAAAGGCCCGCACTTGCCGGCTTTCAGGCTGCTGCTGGTCATAACTCGACCCACGCTCTGAGAATGGGATCAGAGATAACGTCCCATCTCGGCTCTCAATGACGACTGTGCGCGTTCTCACGCCGCGCTCGCCAAAAAGCCCAGAGCCAGAGAGAGTGGCCGGTTTGAAGGGGATGTTTTCCAGAGCCCGCGTGAGTTCAATAACGGAGAAGGCATCGCCTTCAAAAATATCCATGGTTGCCATGTGTAGAATTCCCTTTGTCAGATGGCTCAGCGCAGGATGATGCCAAGTGCACCCAAAGCCGTGGTGGCGGCGGAGATCTGGGCCTCGCTCGCTCCCTCGGGCCAGATGATCTCATGCCGGTTCACAAGTGCGGGGCCACGCAGGACCACAACTCCGGGGCTGTCCGCTGCTGAAGCATCAAGGCCAGCCCAGAGAATGCCGGCAGCATTCTGACTGCCGTTGGTGGCAGCCGGCGTGAGCTTGGTGAATTTGCCACCCGTGGTGATCTTGCCAAGCACCGTGCCAGGCTCGAGCTTGCCAGCCCCCGATGCGATGGTGACCGTCTCCCGCGTGTAATCCCGCAGCACCTCCCAAACGAGAAAGCCACCGGCGTGGTTTGTTTCTGTCAGTATGCTCATGATGGCTTATCCTTTTGTTTTGAACGTGCGGGCGATCACATCGCCCCAAGGGTTGCTGGCAGCAGCCCTGCCAGGCTGGGCATGAAGCGAGTGTGGCGGCAGACCCTCAGCCTCCGCTTTCGCGGCCAAAAGCCTGCTGCGCACGACGTCCAGATCCGTGTCCTCTTCCAAAAAGCGGCCAGCCATATGCGGCTGCCCCGCAAGGCGGCAGAGGTCGATGACCATCCGTGCATGGGCGATGGCCTCAGCGCGCACGCTCGCAGTGTCAGTCATTGCAGGCGCATCTGCAGCCATGGTGGGCGAATCTGCAGCCATGGTGGGCGCATCCACGCCCATGTGTTCAGGCTCAGGCTGCGTGCTGGCGCCTTCCTCACCCTCGGTCAGAGGTTCAGGGGCTGCAGGCGCTTCTGGGTCTTTTGCCGCCGCGACCACTTCCGGTGGCGCGTTGCGGAACTTTGAGACATCGAAGGACGCGGCAAGTTTCACAGGCTCGGCCATGCGGTCGATCAGCCCGAGATCCAGCGCATCCTTGGCATCAAGCCAAGTCTCTGCCGCCATCAATGCAGCAATCTCTTCGTCGGTCGCACCTGATTTCGCGGCATAGCCTTGAATGAGGCTGCCCTTCACCTTGTCGAGCGCATCAGCAGTGGCACGCATGTCCTCGGCCGTGCCCATGACCAGCCCCGAAGGGTCATGGATCATCAGGAAAGCGTTTTCTGGCATCACGACCCTATCGCCTGCCATGGCGATATAGCTCGCAGCTGAAGCCGCGATGCCATCAATCCAAACGGTGATCTCACCCGCATGACGCTTCAAAGCGTTGTAAATGGCGACCGCATCAAAGACAGATCCGCCAGGGCTGTTTAGGCGCAGATCAATGGCTGCATCTGCAGGCAGGGCGCTGAACTCTGCCAAAAACCCCTTAGCCGTGACGCCATAGGCGCCGATTTCATCATAGATCAGCACTTCCGTGCCCGCCCCGCGGGCACGGATCATAAACCAAGACTTCATGAGGTTACTCCTATTGTAGATCGGTGTCCGCGTGACTGCCGGACGGTCCGCCACCAGACTTTTTGTTGGGCTCTTGAACTGGCGTTGCTCTGGCCCCCTGCGTTTCGCCGGAGCTCGCGCGATAGGTCAGTCCCAGATCAGCCGCGCGTTGCGCGTCGGATGCATTTTCCTGATCGACCTCTTCCACATCATAGCCCGTGGCCTCGACCACCTTGCGCCGAGATGTGATGCCAGCTTCCATCGCCAGCACCTGCGCCTGGATGTCCTTCAGCGGGTCCACCCAATCCCACCGGGGTGGGATCCACTGCACTGGCCGCGCCAAGACAAGATCTGTGTCAATGGCCCCAGAGAGAACTGCAACCTCCAGCCAGCGCATCCAAACGGGCCTGCAAAGCTGATGCGCCATGACCCCATGCTGCAATTGGCCGATGCGCCGCCGGAACTCCACGAGCTCTGCCCGCAAGCTGGAATAATTGGCCTGCCGAACGTCGCCCGTGACGAGGTGATACGGCAGACCAAGCGAGGCTGAGACCGCTAAGAGCGTGCGGTACTGGAACGCCTCATACCCGCCTCCGACATCAGCGGGGCTTGAGAACTTCACATCCTCGCCCGGCAGCAGCACTTGCATAGTACCAGGCTCCAAACTGGCTATCGCCGCGCCATCAAGATCGGCCTCTCCCTCCCCCATCAGTGGGTCTTCAGCCGCCGTCTTGGTGATAAATCCGGCAAACATCGCAGCCGTCTTTTTGCGATCAAGTTCTGCATCATCATATTGGTCCAAGAGAAACAGCCGCACCATCGCCGGGGCGATATGCGGCAGGCCTCGGATTTGTCCCGCATCGATCGGCCGATAGATATGCAGCACATCCTCAGCTGGCACGCGCGTCGTAGACGCTGTGCCGTGCCCTGCCTCCGTACTGTCCCCTGGATGGTGTCGGCGGAAGTGGTAGGCCACACGTCGGCCAATGAGATCAAACTCTATCCCACATCGAATACGATTGCCGTTTGGTGCGGTCTCAGTTTTGTCAAAAGGCAGCATTTCGGATTGCAGAAGCTGGACCTGCAGGGGCACCAAGAGCCCATCTTCTGCCCGCCTTGAGCGCAGACGCACAAAACACTCACCCGCAACAAACATCTCGCGCGCAACAATGGCTTGAAGGCCATAAAAATCTGTCAGCCCATCGGCATCCGCTTCATCCGTCCAGGCAAGCCACAG